TACTAAAAGAAATCTATCATAACAAGCAAGACAATAGAGATGTAAGAAATTTAAAATTTCATTCTATGTTTTTAGTTTGTGATAAGGTTTTGAAAAGGGTAGATAACATTGATTTTACTACTTTTAGCGATTATGACGAGGTCAAAACAAAATTGTTAAAGAAACTTATTCAGCTAAAAATTAAGACTGTTAAAAAGCGTTTTTTAGAGTTGTTAGAAAATGAGAAGTTGCAGAAAATGGAACAACCACAATTAAAATTCTTGGTTGCCTCAACTTTGTCAAACTTGGTAAACGAATACAACGAAAATGCTTTACGTATTATGTCCAATGAAATGGAAATCGAAATGAAAGATGCATTGTTTTTAATTGATAAATACGAGGAGTTTAGGGAGTATATTGTTAATGCGTTTGTAGATGAGTTAGATACAATAGTTATGGATGATAATTATACCAATAACTTTGATAGACTAAACACCATCCTTTATACTGTTTCCATTTCTTTAAGCATTATACCAAGAGATGTAGTTGCAACATTTAACAATGTAAATGGAAGATTTAAGAAATACCAAAAAAAAACTAAAGTAGGATGAGTCTAAATAAAGAGCAATTTGAATTTACTAAAGATGTAGCATCATTAATCGTTTATGCTAACTTATTAGATATTGATTTAACCTTTGGACACGCTTACAGAGATAAGGAAACACAACAAAGAATGGTTGATACTGGCAAAAGTAAAACATTAAATAGCAATCATCTTAAACGTTTGGCAGTAGATTTTAACTTTTTTATCAATGGCAAGTTAATTTATGACAAACATAAGTTAGCTGAACTTGGACAATTTTGGGAAAGCCTAAACGAAAAAAATAGATGGGGTGGTAACTTTAAATCGTTTACAGATACTCCACATTTTGAAAGGAATATATAATGAAAAGTAAATTATTTTTTTTTAGCATTATACTTATTTTGTTTGCTAATTGTAGGACTCAAAAAGTTGTTACAGAATATAAAGAGGTTGTTAAAAGGGATAGTATTTTTGTAACAAAAGAGAAGCTGGTTGTAAAAAGATTTACCGATACTTTAACAATTAAAAAACCTTGTGATAGTGTAGGTAATTTAAAGCCTTTTAAACGTACTTTTGTATTGCCACAAGGCAAAATATCATTGCAAGGTACAAACAATCAGATAGAGGCTAAAATTGACTTAAAAGGTTATGAAAGCACGATTGAAAGAAAGTACAAAACAATCTACGACAAAAAAGTAAGTGAGTTGAGCAGTAAAGAGGTTAAATACCGAACACCTTTTTATCATTGGATTATCCACGTTCTTTGTGCATTAGTTATATTTCTATTGCTTCGCATACGTTAATTTTAAACTTGTTTAAGCGATTAAACGAAACCCATTGCGAATTAACCCTATAACCTTTCCTTACTTTGTTATAGGGTATTTCTTTGAAATTGCAAGTTCTACTATTTTTAAAATGTGCTAACTGGTATAATTTCCTATCAACACCACAAACCAAATAAGGATAAAACTTAAATCTATATTTTATTTGTAGTGTTTCTATTTCGTTGAAAATCATTAGTTTGTACAGTTTAGGTTATTATAATAGTAGTTATGGCACAATTAAAATTAACTACCATATAAAAAATATTCCCCAAAGCAAAGTCAATACTAAAGAAAACAATAAAGCAATTAAATCAAATAAAGCACTACCAGCATCATCTTCTTTAAATATTTTTACCAAAAGTACTAAGCATATAATTAACCCAATGCTAAAAGGTATGTAAGTCAAATTTATCATAATTTTAAAAGATGCCTAACTAAGCATATAAAAAATAGCTACTTAGGTCTTGTTTAAGGTTAATTAATATTTATTTAGTTTGTATTCAGTTCTTAATTTAAGTATCTTAAAACGCTACATTTCATATTCAATTAGTTGTATGCAAGTGCTTATGCCTGTGCATTAAATAAAGTTGGTGGTTCATTATCTTTTTCTTCTTTTTTTTCTTCCCACCTTTTACCATCTTTTAATATTATAGGTTTAATATATTCGCCTAAAATATAATTCTTGTTTTCTTCTTTAGGGTAATCTTCAACCTTGTAATTTAGTGCTTCTTTAAATTTCCTTTTATGCTTCTTATCACAAGCGAAATAGATATATCTGTGCTTCGAACTTCTAAACTTTCTTAATCCATTTTGCTTAGAGTTATCGTAATGTCTTGAGTGCTTACCACCTTCAACATATTTATCTGTTCTGCTTTTCGTACTTCCAGTATAAATCCAATTAGTAGCTTGGTAAATATATCCATTATGGTTCATTTGTTTATCAGCGTAACTAACTAATATTAAATTATCTTTCTTTAGTTGTTTTAAACACCAAGCTACAAAAGATGATAATTGTATTTTAATATCTCCATCTACACAAAGCCTATTTAGTTCATAAACATTTGCGCTATATTCTTTACCACATACACCCACGCATAAACTATTACTTGCAGGTTTCCCAAAGGTACAAACTGCTTTTAATTTTTCGTTTTCATAATAACCAAAAGCAAAAGTTATACTTGGTTTTCTTCCAGAGTAATGTCTTGGTAACAAGAAACTAATTGCTTCTTTGTAAGTTATTTGTTTCATTTTAATTTTTCAAATTAATTTGCCCTCGCTCAAAAAAAGAAGAAAAAGGGTTCGTGTTTATAATTAAGTTTTGTGATTTAAAGTCTCACCAGACATACAACTACGTATAAAGTGCATTAAAACGCACCTTATACAATTCAGTTAGAGTGCATTAAGAAATTCTCTCAAAAGTTCTTCATCTGTTAAGTATCCATTATCTTCATAGTCACTCCACCATTTACCTATATTTTTAGGGTGCGTAGTTGTTTTTTTATAGTAGTGTTTTTCTTGTATCCATACAGCAAACTTAATATAACGCTCTCTAACACTGTCTATAGTTAAATTTTTAACTGATTGTCGTACGTTAATTGTCTGCGTAAGTATCTGTGAGTATTGGTCAGTATTTAATACATCTTTTTCGTACATATCAAACACCACATTATCTAATTCTCTTATTTCTTTAGCTATTTCCTTATCCATTTCTTCTGTATTTATTCGTTAAAAATCAAACCATAGACTCAACGTTGTAAACAATTATGCAAATCCATCTTCTTTTGCACACTTTTCGCATAACCTAAGTTGTATGTTACCATCAGGTAAAATCTTTGTCGTGCATTTGCATAACATTTCGCTTTGCTTTACAACATCAAATAAAACACATATTAACTCTCGTGCTTTTTCAATGCTTATTTCTTTATTTTGTACTTGTTGCAGTACTTGGTCTAATAGTATATTTTCCATACGTGTCTTATTTTTTTAAGTTAGCCACAATTAGTTTGCTTTAGGTTTACAATTACACCTACCCATTGTGCATCTACTTGTAAAATCATAAGGGCAATCTAATTCATTATCATTGCAAACTAACAGTTCACGTTGTTGGCTAACATCAGATAAAGCCAAATTTTCAACTTTGCTATTTGCGTAATCCTCAATCTTTTGTTCAATTCTATTAATTGCTTCTTCGTAAGTGTATAATCTATTATTTCTACCACCATCATAAGCCCATTTTGCTATTTCTTTTGCTGTTTTCATTTGTTTAGTATTTATTAATCCGTTAAAAATAAGTCCTTATCTGCATCCGTTGGTAGTAATATTTGCGAAGATTCTCAGATACTTTTTTCACTCGTGCAAATACTCCAACCAACAATGTATAACAAAAAAAACTACATACAATACTCGCCTTTATGTTCGTAGCCTAAAACGTATTTTTCTACTTCTTTTTTATTAATTGATTGCACAATAAAAAACTCATCTCTTTTTAAAAAAGGGTCTTGTATTGTTACAATTTTATAAAAATACTCTAATCCGTTAAAATTTACAGTTTTTGTGTTTTCTATTATACTTGTTACTTTATAATATATGTGATATCCCATTGTTATTTATTTTATTAATTATTAAATCGTTTCATTTGTTATACGTTACAGTTATAAAAAATATTGGTGAGGCTGTCCATAATTTATACATTCAGTGCAGTCAGTTCCTCCATTCCCACATTTTTTATATTTACAAAGTTTACATTTGTCTACACCTCTATCTACTTGCTCTGGGCTTAAAATCCCTAAAATTTTTTCCTTATTTACACCAATACTTTGTATAACATCGTGTAAATTTAATTGCTCTTTAAGGTATTTTAATTGGTTAAATGCATCTTCAACAACTTTAGTTCGTTCAGTACTTGAATTAGCTTCCCAGTATTTTTGTAAAGTAGGGTTACTACCCATTTTTATTATATCATTCCATTTTATTTAATTTATTATTGCTTTATTTATCTACCCACTCTTTCTACCCACGCAACTAATCTTACACGTAGAACGTTGGTAGTAATAATAAGGTTATAGAAGTTTATGCTTATTTATGAAGTTTTTTAATTCACTGCTAAGACTATCGTTTTCTTTGCTTTGTTCCATACTTACTATAGTTGTATTTATATATTCCATCGCTATTTTAAAAGCTTTTTTGTACTTAGATTTATTACTACAACCAACACCTTGTAAAGAAAATGCTTTGTCTATTGCTAATTTATAAATATACCCATCATTTAGAGTATTTATAGTCTTATTGTCTAATAATTCTTTATAGTGTTCTTCTATTTTAGCTTCTTGTTCTTTGTTCATTTTTATTAATTTATAGTTTAATTTAATCAGCACTTTCCTTACAATTTTAAGTTAGCCACAATTAAAGGCTAAAAACTTGTCTTTTGTTTCTTTCTCAGTACCTATAAACCAACCGTGTTCTGTTTCTGCAAACTTGTCGTAAGCCTTTAACAGTTCACGTTGTTGGCTAACATTGTGTAAACTCAAAAGCTGCTTTACAACTATTGCACAATCATTAGGGTTTACATAATGTCTTAGTATTTCATAATATTTTTCTTCCATATTTTTTCGCTTCAAATTTTACACTATTCCGTTGTAAAACATTAAAACGATTTTACAACAACGGGTATAGAAAATAAATTAAACTCGGTTAGTTCTTCTATTGCAGCTTCTATTCCAAGTCTAAACATTTCTTCTTCCGTTTCTCTTCCATTTGTATTTTGTAGGTGCATTGTTTCAATCCATTCTACAAGTTCTTCTTTTGTTTCAAATTTTTTCATTTCAATTCCGTTTAATTTACTTTCCATACCCAAACCGTTGTAAGTAATTAAGGAGTACCTATTATAGATTCTAAGTATTTATCTAATAAATTATGCGCTAATTTTTTAGCCTTTTTAGAAGTCTTGGAACTGTTGCAGATTTCTATTGTACTACCTAAGTGTAGTAATTTATTAATTAATTCAGTTTTATTCATAATGTTTGTTTTTACTCGCTTTATTATATGTTTTTAAGTATAATGTTAGTTATTACAATCATTTTATATGATTTTGCGTATAATAACAATTAATAACTATATAGCAAATATACAAAATAATATAAACAAAATACAATTTTAACAAACTTTAACATTTACCTAATGTTATAAGTACCTGATGATAAGCCTTGAAGTAAGTACATACAAGCATATCTAATCGCATCCAAAAAATGATTGAAATCATCTACTGGAACTGCACCTTTATCTTTCCAAACATAGTTATTTAACTCTCTAACAACACCCAAACTATTAGTATCTACAACTATCTCGTAGTCTTGCATTAAAGCTATACCACTTAATATACTACCACTTTTCTTTATAGTAGGTCTTATGTTTATATCTTTCTTCTTTAGTTCATTTATTAAACGAGGCTCTGAGTTATCACAAATAATTAAATCCATACCACACTCTCGCTTATTCTCTAAAGCTATCTGAGATGTACTCATATTAGGTCTACCAAATACTTCTTTAACCCATATCTTCTGTGCTTCTTTATCTATAGAAACTTTAACTAAAGTTGTATCATCTACTGCAAATCCAAAATCTTGTCCATAACAAGTTAAATCAGTTTGTATAAAGTTACCTACTCGCCAGTTAGTGTAAATAGTACCCTCTGCTTTCTCTTTCCAACCACCTAATATCTGTGTTAAATACTTAGCAGGGTTTCTTCTTTTAATCTCTGAAACCCTCTGTAAGAAAGATTGGTCTAAGTTAGCCTTATTGTCTTTATAAGTAGTATGTATATAAGTAGTATTACCTTTCTTACCATTTGTACCCTCTTTAAACATAGCATCTCTAAAGAAACGTTTAAATATCCAATGCTCTTTGGTAGTTGGATTTAAAATAAGTATAACCTCATTCTTAATATCCTTTATTCTAACAGATAAATCAATCTTATCAAATGCTTCTTCATCTACAAGTTCCTCTGCTTCATCAACCACAAACGTAGTAACACCATTAAGTGATTTAAGTGCAGCAGTTTGATTACCTGATGATGTTCTAATACCTTTAAATATTATAGAACTACCAGTAGTAAGATTCATAATCTCATCTTTAGTTATCCTAAAATCATCTTGCTTACCCATTAAATCTATCTTCTCAATAAATTCAGGAATAATAGAAGTTGCAGTAGATGTTAAAGTATATCTTGTAAATAGTATCTTATGTCCTACTTCGTAAGTTTTAAATAATAGTCTAAGGTTAACACCAAATGACTTACCTGAACCACGACCTCCTGTAATAACAAAATACCTCGTATCGTTTTTGAATAGAGGTATGTACTTGTCGTTTAATTTAATGTCTTTACTCATCTTCTTTAGGTGTTATATCTATAATCTTATCCTTAACAGACTTTTCTATATCATTACTACCAAAGAAGTTTATAACAGGTGCATTATTGCTTACTGTCTTTTCCTTTTCTTCTTCATAAGCAAAGTCTGATAATAGCTTTGTATGGTTATAAGAACCTTTCTGTGCTTGTTTTGCTATACTTTTAAAGAACTCTACATCTGAACCAAATATCTCTTTAATAGCTTTCTTAGCGTATGCCTTACGTCTACTTCTTTTAGCTTTATTAAGTGCTGGTTTATTACTTCTCTCACCAGTTGGTGGTTTACTAATAGGAATTGACTTTTTCCTACTGTTATTCTTTCTGCCATCTGTAGGCTTTATTTCTTTGCTATTCATACTATTATAACACTATAGATTAGTTTCGTTAGGTTGTGTAAGTTATGTTCATTTCTCTAAGACAGTTATTTAACTGTATTCTATGCATTAAATATTCTTCCTCAACACTTATTCTAAATTCAAAGTACTTAGCTACCTTTTCTTTAAACTCATCAGATAACTTTATAAGTTCGTATTCATTTCTAAGCAACGTCATATCTATAGCAATGTAATAAGAGAATAAATCTTCACTAATTATATTACTAATCAAACTAAAGTTATGCGAATCAAAGCTAATGTCTAAGTTTATTGATTCTGTTAAGAAGTCAATATCTTTGCTCATTATAAAAGCAAGTAAGTCTTGTTCTATTTCATTCATACTGTAATATACGAATAAATAAAACACCTAATATGAAATATGTTAATAAGTATTTTTAGTATTGAGTTTTTTTTTACTACCTTTGAGACTGTGCAGAGGCACATTAAAACATTAAACAAATAATATGAAAGCTAAAATATTAATCTTAACAGGTACAAGTAAAAAACAATTTATTAAAAAACTTTTCACCTATAAGAAGAGTTGACATGGAGGATGGTGTTTTGGGTAAAGCTAATAAT